GGGCATTATGGCATGATCTCAAAACTCATCTATTTGATCTTGTATTTTTCGTAGGCACCTGCAATCTGGGATAACCAAGGAAAACTCCCTGGTAGACCGGGATTAATTTCAATCTGTTGCGGAGTGAAAGAACTGCTAGCTGAAACATCAGCTATTAGCTCTTTCATTTCAACAGTGAAATGCTTAGAGGTGCCTGAAACTTTCCCATTGGTCTGCTTACGCACTTACTTGGACGCTAATCCTTACTTGTTGTTTTACTTCGTTGCCATTGTGATTAGTTGTTATAATGATAAAAATTTTAACCCTCGCGTTGCCTGATGTTCCCACCAGACGAATTTGAATGTTCCGCTTATCAAACGGTTGGGGACAAGAGAGTCGCAACGCTATCTCCCTCCCCACTTGCCATCCAACTTTGAGTAAGTTCAGGCACTGAGTACCTGAATCTGACGCCATCAAAATGACGCTCAAGAACACGTTGTTCAGGTGGAGTGATACCAAAGGCAAGCATAAAGCTGGCCCGAGTGCGAGGATGCACGGATCCAAATTTAGCGTTTAAACCATCACTCATCTGATAAAACCCCGATTCGTATAGGGGTAACAACTCTTGCTTATTGACTGTGGTATCGTATCTAGGGTAACACTTGTAGAATGAAGTGTAAACAGGTATATCACCAGCTAAGGCCTCACCTCCCAAGGACACTGCATTGCACCATCCTTAGAAGACATCCTCGCGCCGGAGATCACACCTCGTGTGGATATCTTTCGGTATGGCTACATGTGGTTGTCGTACCATCTTGTAACCGTTTTCCGTCCACACGGGTTAAGACTAACAAAAGACGATTTGTTCAAACACATCGACGCTGCCCTGACTCTCCATAGTGAAACCCATTTCAGAGAACCATCTACTGAGATTTTTGAGCTTGCCGAGTTCTCGTCGCTCCACCATGAGAACACAATCGTCACCATTGTTAGCCAGCCGCCATTTAATACCTAGAGAGGTCATGTAAGAGTAAACTAGTCCAACCATGGTAAAACAATTACCACTGCTGGTGTTCATATCTCCGCTGGCACGAGTACCTTTAACGGAGTACTTAACTCTGACACCCTCATCTGGGAAATCAGCACTTCCTTGATTGTTAAGTTAACATTTGAGTAGTTTAGCAAGATCCTTCCTGCAATCGAAAGGTACCATCCTAAGCCACTGTTCATGCTCAACTTTTAATGCCGGAATGTGCTAGTGCTAATCAAACCTACTTGCATCCAAATCAATGGCTACAGGGTCATCAAAGCTATCCCAGTGTTACTTCATCTACTATCCTGATTACAACGCATTCATACCCTTAAACAC